AGCTTCAGTACGAACATGATCTGGCTTATAAGAATACTGAGGATATTCCTGATCAAACTTCAAGAAAGTATCACGAGTAACCATCATAAACCCTGTTCCAATTTCTAGAACTTCTGCTGGTTCATCAAGACGGATGGAAGTTTGCTCGCCAGTAATAACTGGATTAAAGACGAAGTCGCCAACGAAATCTTCCAATGCGCTTGGATTCTGATCTGCAACACCCTTATCAACAGCAGACTTAATCTTTTCCCACGTAATGCACTTCTTAGGATAAGGTCCACCGATCACGTTATACTTCTCTGGATCTGCAGCCTGCAATGCCATCATAGCAATAACATCTTGAGGATTGAATCCAATATCAGAATCGATAAACAGAAGATGATCTGCACCTGAACGCATGAACTCATCTACGCAATAGTTACGAGCACGTGTAATCAAGGACTCGTTGAAAAGAAAGTATGAACGAAGTTCAATACCATACCTAACACACATTGCAGTCAAGTCGCACAATGAACGAGTGTACATACCATTACAGTTGCCACCATACATTGGTGTAGCCATGAAAATCTTCTTAGTACGAAGAAGTTCTAAATCAATCTTAATTTCCATTTTGTATTTCCTTTACCATCTTTCGTCGTCTATGTAAAAAAATATTTCTATTGGTCCAAGTTGTCCATGTAATTGACATATAAAACCTGGATTCATATCACTCTTTGTAGTGTAATTTAAAAAGCAATAAAACCAATGAAAAGGGTTTAAATGTAGTGTTATATTAAAGTGAGATATTTTGCAATAACTAAATATACTTTTTATCATGTTCTTTGCCAATACCATAACTGCCATCATACTGCTTCAGTGCCTCTGATTTAAATAAAAGGAATTGACCAACTCGTGTACCCTTCTTAATCTTAAGAGGAGCTCCAACAATATGCATAACACCAGCCATTACGCCATTATAGCCAGAGTCATACAATCCGGATGTAATATAACAACCATTGCGGTTAAGAGTAGAACGAGTAATTACCCATCCAGCCTCACCATCACCAATAGTAATGATATTTTCCATTACAACTTCATATGAACCAGGATTCAAATAGTAATATCCATTGATATCCGGATGCATTTCTTGAGAGCCTCGATGCGTCTTTTGCTCTGTGCCCTCTACTTCTCCAATAGTAAATAATACTGGCTTAATTGCATATACCTTATCCAAACGTAAATCTACAGCGTTTGGTTGGATATCAGATTCTTTAACATTGGTTAGAGAAGATTTTGATTTCTTAGAACTAATATGAATCATACTCATTTAGTATTCCCCTCTTGCTGGGTGTAGTGCCACCATAGGATTGTGTAGTGGAGGATCTTAAGAAGATCGGCCTTATTATGACCACCCTTCTTACCATACCTCATTGCATACTTAATTACGTTTGATTGGCACGACTCTTCTTCAATACCAAGAGCTTCCCACACATCGATTGTTTGAAGCTTTCCTGTTGAATAGTGTTGACCGTAAGTTGTATCGACGTATTTCTTTAACTCTTCGATAATCTCATCTTCACGGTATTTGTAATCAATTATTGGATTCTTAACTGTAACCATTAGAACGTATTCCCATAAATGTATGCATAGCAAAGCTTGTCAATATATTCCATATTTTCTTTTGCAAGACTCAATAGATTATCATCGTCTGTATGGAAGTCAAAGTCAACTTCTTTCTCAAACTTACCACCAAGTAATCCTGTAGGAGTGTTATCAAACCTAATTCCATTAAGACCTGCCCAGATAGCAGCAGAGCTGTCCCATGTATCGATAAACTTACCAAATGGTTCTGCATACATAATTTCGTTAGGTCCATCCATCATTCCAAGGAAGTGAACCTTTTGCCCATGAGCCTTCATTGAAGGAAAGATCAAGCTTTCTTTCATATCATACATCAGCTTGATACGAGACATGAAACGTTGCAGTTTGTTACCCTTCTCTACTCCATATGCATTAGGAGCAGTAAGGATAGACACACCAATATAGTCTACCAGCTCTGGATGTAGACTAGCCCAACGAAATGTCTTGATAGCATCTGCGGAGTCACCAATCTTTGATTGTGGAACAAAGAAAGTCTTGAATCCTGCTTCATGGAATTCTGGTGCAAGCTTCTTTGCTGCTTCAATAGTCTTCTCGCCTGGCTCTGCTGGATAATCAGTCATAACGACATAATCAGCATTAACACGCTGTGCCATTGAGATTAGCTTGTCGGAAGGATACATCTCCTTACCCTGCTTATACATTTCAAATCCACTATTGTCCATAATTAATGTACTACCAAACTCTTCTTTCTCTTGGAGGTAGTAGTCTACGTAGCTTTGGTCTTCTTCAATAAGATGAGCGAGAACAAGATGTGTCTTGCGCCCGCTCACTAAGTTGAGATGTGGAGTTGGAGAAATATGGCAGAATTCAATCGACATTCACTGTACCTCATAATATAAAATAACAAATTAAATTGTAGTATAAGTTGACTAATTAGTCAAACTTTTTCTTATCTCTCATTGCAAGAATCTTATCGACCTTGGAGACTCCAGCATAGCGATTGTCTACTTTCTTAGTAGGCATTGTTCTATGCTTAGATGCATCTGATGCTTTGATAGAATAGTTAGCAAGAGTCTTAGAAGAAAGACCTGATTCATCTAGCTCTGCTTCTTCAGCATAAGCTGCTTTAACTTTCTTAGATGCATCCTTAACATCTTTAACAGTATTCTTAACACCACCAGCAACTGCATGGACTGCATTAACAGCACCCATTGCAGCACGACCTGCTGCTTTCATAGGAACGCCAACCGCATGCTTAACCAATGAAGCAGTACCCTTAATGATACCTTCATCGACAACATCTTCTTTAACAGAAGGAAGCTTGGGTGATTTTTCTTTCTTTGCCATTTTATTTTGGATGTCCTTATACATTGCATGCTTCTTAGGATCCTTAAAGTCACCCTTTTTATTGAATAGCTTTGCAAGATGAGGAGGAAGTGATGATTCCTTCATCTTTTCTTTCTTTTCGTTGTCACGTCTTTTTAATTCTGCTTCGCCACGTTCTGCAGATGCTTTTGCTCTAGGATCTTTTTGACCATAGTACTTATGCATCTGTGTTAGGCTCTGAAGTGTCTTTGTATCGATCTTTGTTAGATCTGCTTCATCAAGATGCTCGACTTCTTCACTCATAGAAACATCATGATAGCCCTTCTTCTTAAGTGAATTAGCATACTTAATGGCTTCAGGTTTTGTCTCGAATCTATCATTACCAATATTTTTCTTGTCGGGATGAACATATGTTACTTTATGTTTTCCACGGCCACTCTCTTCATGTTCAGCTGCTTCATTGATAGGCTTAGCAATCTCCTTAACCTTGTGACCTGCATCAGACAGATCATCAAGGTCAGAAGAAGAAACCTTTTCGCCAGGAGAAACGTGCTTTACCTTGGAACCAACTGCATGTACTGTAAATTGATTCTTACCTGATGGATATGCATGGACTGCCATAGGATGGACAGATGCTTCTGAAAGCTGGCGAAATGTCTTCATTTTAGTTTACCCCTTTGGATAGATGCAATGAGAACCGTTTTCGTCATCCTCACTGACATCAATTACAATGTCTCTATTGGGGTATTTAGCTTGAATCGTAGTTGCAAGATCATCGGAAATCATCTCACAAGAACGGTAATTTAGCTGTAAAGTGCCGTCAGAATACAATGATTCCAACCAACGCTTAAACTGAATAAACTCAATATCGCGATCCTCATGAAACACTTCGATCTGGATCTTGAAGTGAAACATATGACGATGGGGATAGCCTAGAAAGCTAACATCATAATGATCACCTGTTGCAAGGTTAGGATCTGTCAAAGCTGCGGGATACTTGTGGATCCCTTCTTTAGCAAACTTAACCCAGATAAATTTTTGATTATTCATTACTTACATCCTTTATGTTTAGCTACTTCCATACACATTTGTACAAATTCAACTTGTTTATATGTTCCCTTACATTGATTAGCAATCCAACTTAATAATTGAATATTCCTAGTAACATATCCTTTTGTGCTGTCGATACGATCGATTGTACAAATATAAGGATTCTTCTTGCCTTTGCCTGGTACAAATTGTAAATCAACACCAGTCAACGCACATTTCCATTTTTGTTTTTTACCAATTTTAATTAAATATTCAACATCTATTTCTATAGGTTGAGGATTATCCCTACCAGCTGCCCGCTTCAAACAACGATCGAGAAACTTATCCTTATGAACTACCCTTTGCTTTTCACCAAGCTCACAACCAGCAAAATAATCAATCATATCACATCCTAAATTTTGGATTAGCATCTACACGGTCTTTAACTTTGTAGAATAATGACACCACATCGCTTTTGGTCTGACCTTTTTCCAGTATAAACATTTCTGTTATTCCTGACAACCCATCATAATAGCCCCGCTCAACACCTAGATAATTTTCAATCCAAAAATTCTTAGGAAATTTCTTTTGAAGATATTGCTCTATTTCTTTACAATACTCTACTGCCTTATCATAGCTAGGATTAGATATATTAATACTACCTAAAATCTCAATATCAAAATCTTTGTATTCATCGCCATCAAAACGCTTAGCAGCATTTTGGTGCTTAACATAACCACATTTGTAAATAACTTTTTTAGTTATGCGGTGAGTAAGCTGAGCTAAGTAAACTTTCATTTGCCAACTCCCATACCATGACCCTTCATGATAAAGTTATTTGTAGAAAATAGCAACTGATCTTTGCTCATTTTCTGCATCTTAAATAACATTGTGTGATTGGGTGCACGTGCATTTTTAACCAAGTCAATGCAAAAAGTGCGAAAGGTATTTAAATCTGAGGATGAATACAAGCTGTAAAGATCTGATTGGTTGAATGTGGTGATTTTAACAGAAGAAGGTTTCATCGGTATCTCTCCATATCTCTCAATATATTGATAATCCGATGAAACCTAATTAAAGTCAACAGTTATTTTTTAATAAAATCACTTGCAAGAATAGCGAGAATGCGACGATTGCAGCTTGATATTATCAAAAAACTCATCTTTCACGCTGTTAATGTAAAACATTCCGTTCAAAACAGTCGTCTGAGTCAGCGATGAAGATGCCATGATTCCACGGTTGGTGCAACAACCATGTTCTGCTGCAATATGGACTGCAACGTTTGGACTATCAGTTGCCTCCATAATTGCCTTGGAAATATCCCCACAAAGCTCCTCTTGCAATGTACCACGACGAGCACAATGCTGAGCAATACGAACATACTTGGAAAGACCAATCACCTTGGTGGAAGGAATAATTCCAATATATGCAACACCAGAAACTGTTTGGTGATGATGTGAGCACATCGACTTCAATTCAGCACGAACAACTAACATACCTTGATATGTGTCTGTTCCATGTGAACCATCATTAGGAAAAGCTGTTACATCTGGAGCATCGTGGAAACGACCTTCCATCAACTCATTGATATACATCTTTGCAAGACGACGAGCAGTACCCATAGAGTTCGGATCGTTATCAACATCGATAAGCAAGGAACGAAGAACACCTTCGAACTTCTCACTTACCTCGTCGATGAGTAGAGCACGAGATGCATCATCCAAATATTCACTGATGTTATCATTGGCAAAATAGCGAATACCATCATTTTCCAACTTTGCTTTAATTTTATCAGATATTGAACGCTGACTATCATATGCATCATGTTCTCTAATTGCTATAAAATCTTCTCTCTTACTCATACAAACAAATCCTCATTCCATTCACGATGGCCTTCACGGAAGGCCATATTTGCTATCGTCTCACGTACTTCAACTCGATAGCACCAAAGGCGCTCTGCTTCACCTTGACCCCACATATCAGGAATATAGACTCCGTTGACATACTTGTACAACATATCTGCAAGGCCCTCACAACCAAGTTTTGGTAGAATAGTTAGCTTAGCTAATTTCTTCTCCTGAAGCAACAGATATGTTTCCATCTCTGGATCATCCTGTGCTACAAGCAAAGTATGATCAAACTGATCCTCTAGAACCTTCTTGAGCTCTTTCAAACCACCATAATCTGCTGCCCAATTGCGAGCATCTAGATCATTAG